CCAATACCTGCTGCGATAGCGAGGATGACCTTAGTGATGCCGCCCCACTCCTTTTTGTTGAACATGTCGAACAGTTTTACTATTGCTGGTACGATAAGAACGTTTAGTACTTCCATTTTACTTCTCCTTTATTTTTTAAACAAACCTGTGATAGCGTCTAAGATCGCCTGTAAGATGCGTCGAATATCCCCAAGGATAGTTGTGGTGTCTTCAGCCTTTGGCGCTTCCTGAGGAGCTTCTGCTGCCCTATCCTGAGGCTTCTCTGGCTCTGTTGGTGGCTCTGGCTCTACGTGACGAATTTCTGGCGTTGGTGCGTTCTTGATGCGTTGCAGCTCCTTATACTCATCACTACGGCGCAAGTCGTCTGCTACCATCTGCCAGTTCCAGCCGTTACGAATCTGATTGCGGTAATGCTCAATGCCACCTTCGTCTGCATCACGCTCGAGAATCTCCTTGTAGAGGCGCTGAATTTCATTAGTCTCACTGTCGTAGGCCGCTCGTAGCTCATTGTTACGTGCGTTGCGTCGTTCTGCCACAGCTTTACCTTCTGTACTATTAGCCAAATCCTCGCGGATCTGATCCCAGTTCCAGCCTTTGTCGATCTGAGACAGGTAGTGGCCGATAGCATTTTCGTCTACGTTCCGGTCAAGTATCTGCTGGTACAGGTTGTTGAGATAGTTAATCTCATCAGTGCGATCACGCTCTACTGTCTGGCCAGCCTTCTCACGAGCCATACGGTCGATACGACCAAGGTCGTAGTTACCGGGGCAGCTGGTCGTAGTCCATGAGCGGTGAGGGCGTAATGGTAGATCGCCATAAGTCTTGCGTAGTTCTGCCACCAGTTCAGCGATAACGTCGTAGTCCTCATCACGACACCGTGGGTCACACTCGATACCGATGCTTGTCTGGTTACCTACCCAGTTACCTGCGTGCCATGCAATGTTGGCAGGGTCTACAATACAGGCTACACGTCGATCTGTACCCGTAACAACGTAGTGAGCGCTTACCTGAGATGCTGGGTTGCAGAGCCAAGCTGTGATACCTTCAAACGTAGGCCCTTTGCTCGGGTCATCCCACCAGTGAATAGTAATACTACTGATGCTATTGCCTTGCCGGCCAGCAGTGTAGTTTGGCGAGTCATACTGCGTAATGTAGTTGTACGCCATTTATACCTCCTTTAGATATTAATACAGTTGCTATCACCATCGATCTTGTATAGCCGACGGTACGCGGTATTAGCTTCACCCTCGTACTTCCATGCTACCCATGATGTTTGGTTGCCAGAATTGTCCTTGGTGTTGACGCACGATAGCTGGGGAGATGCACCATCTTTGCCGTCCCTACCATCTTTACCATCAGCACCGTTAGCGCCATTAGCTCCTGCCGCGCCTGTAGCCCCGGTAGCACCCGTAGCGCCTGTGTCGCCCTTACACCGCCCTGCTGCACAGTATTTAGCCACAGCAGTCGCTATCTGCTCGTCTGATGCGTTCTTGCCGTTCGTACCGTTGCATATACCACCTGAGCAATAAGCAGCAACAGCGCTCATTACCTGGGCGCTTGTGGGGTTTTCTGAACATTTGTTGGTGAGGCAGTACGTCTTGATGGCTAACGCTATCTCTGAATTGGTCGGAGTCTTGCCGTCAGCCCCGTCTTTACCATTAGAGCCTACGATAGAGCCTACATTGCGTGCTTCTCCGTCTGAATATGTGAGCACAAGGTTGCCCTCCTTGTCTATTTGGGCGTTTGTGATGTTCGTGACAGGCTTTTCTACCTTCGTACCGCCTGATATAGTCACAGCTTGGCCTGGCTTGAGTGTAAATACCCTGTAAATGGTGTAGCCGCTGAATAAAAGACTTAAAACCATCATGATTGATAGGATTTTTAGTAGTTTTTCCTTTCTAAACCATCGAATGACACGATTCTTTCTCATCGTAGCAGCCCTCCCCTGCTGTTGGACAGCAATGCAATGACAATTGGCACAAATGAGGTGATAACTGCGCCCACAACAAGGCGAAACAGCCATTTATTACGGTCTTTAGCCTCTGCTGAGTCTGTTTCAAGGTCTTTCAGTCGTGATTCTATGTCTTTTTTGTACAGGTCAAGCGCGTAAATAGGCACAAAGTCCTTTTCTTTGCGCAGTTCGTGCTTGGTGATGGCGTCATCGACAATTTCCTTGACTTGCCATTTGTTTAGCGGTTGATTATCCATACTGTTTTTCTCCTACAGAGCGGAAACCCGCCCGGTTTTTCTCCTTCTTTAGAGATTATACCCCGGACGGGCTACAGATAGGGTTGCTATTTACTCGCTAAACCCTAGATCTTCCTCTTTGCTCTCCGCTTTAGCCTGTCGTCCACGACGAGCCGGCTTCTCCTCTGCTGCTGGAGCTGTGTCCTTGACGCCAGTCGTGTACTGAGCTGGGCCACGGTACGCTTCGTCGAGCCATTTGCTGCGTGCCTGAACGTCTGCAAGCATACGAGCGCCATCATGGCTGCTGTACTGGGCGTATTCCTTCCACATGTGCTCGAGAGCCATGTAGCCGAGCCAGCCTGGCACTACCTTCTCCTCACCTGCGTGGATGAGGAAGGCACGTTGCTTACCACGAATAGTCGTGTTGGTGTACTCATTAGGCTGGATATGCTCCTCGTCATCGATATGCATATATGCAAACCCTGATGGATACGGTGCGTTGTTCTTAATCACCACCATATCGTTAGGCTTGAACATCGCGTACACAATGTCGCGAAACGTTTCACCGTCTACAGCCTGCGTTGTTACGCTGTTACCAAGGATTTGATCCTCGGTCAGCCCTTTATTGATTTGATCCAGATTCATCTATTTCTCCTTTCACCTTATAGTTGATCTGCATAATAATCTGCAATGTCAGTTAGACTTGCACTGTTGCTAAAAGCCTTCCTATTATACTCTGGCCGCTGCGAGGATGTTGTCTTTGTCGCAACACGTCGTGCCGTCTTGGCACGAGACTCGTCCTGCTTCTCACGCCTGGTGTCGTCCTCTGTCTCAAACTCCTTCGGGTTCTTAGCCTTGTAGATGAGCCCAGCAGTGTAAGAGCTAATGTTCTCACCCTTGTGCTTGCTGTTGTACTCATCACGAAAGTCGAGGATCTTATTCACCAACTGCACGCTAGGGTCAGTGTTAAATTCCTTAGTACCTGGCTTGGCCTTGATCTTTGGCACGATACCATCGTCCTGGAGGCGATCAACGTCAGCAATAATAGCATCCAGCTCCGCCTTCTCCTGCTCTGCCTTGGTTGTCTGCTCACGATCAGAGGTGATCTTGTTCATAAGCTTTTCTGCCTTAGAGCTTTGGGCACTCATAGCACTGTAGAACTGTGCTTCGGCACGCTTGCTGGCAAACTCAAAGTCATCAGGCAGCTGAGTAGGCAACTTAACGGATAACTCCTCACCATCCTTACCCTTCACAGTAATGTAGTCAAGGCTGTTGTAGATAAACTTCTCCTCTGGCGTAGATTTATTCCAGAGCTTCTCGTCAATCTCGTCTGGGCGCTCCTCCCATGGCTGAGGCTTGTCGTCTTTCTTGGGCTCTTCCTTTTTGTCTTCTGCCACCTTAAGGCCACGACGCTCAAGCTCTTTTAGAAACTCCTCGTCAGAGAGGCCTTGTGCTTTCGACTCTTCCTTTGATTCTCCAGATTCTTTTTCGTCTGGTTCATCCTCTGGAGTCTCTTCCGACTCGTCGCCTTCTTTTTGGGCGGTAGCTTCGCCTTCACCGCTGTTGTCCTCCTCTGTGGTAGGCTTATCTTGCTGTTCCTCTACCTGATCAGTAGTCTCGTCGTCTTGGTCTGCGGCTTCCGCCTTCTCGACCAACGCGTCAAAGTCCATCTCTGATAGGTCTGTGTTTGATGATGCCAATTTAAACACCTCCATTATGTTTAGTATATGTATGAATTATACCGAAATGGAGGTGGTTATGTCTATAACCCGAGGCCTGAGAGGATACCGCTTGTGCCTTGATCTTGTATGCCGCCTAGATCGCCTATAGGCTGCGCTGGCTGATCAGGGACTGGTTGACCTTCTACTGGTGGCTGCTGGCCTTGCAATAGCTCTGGCGGGATCTGAGAGGGATCTGCGGGCATTTCTGGCTGGGGTTGTGGAATCTCTGGACTTGCAGGCATGCTCGGGTCTACCAGTAGCCCTTGATCGCTCGCTGCCTGGAGCTGCTCACGCTGGCTGAGGCTGAGTACCTCTTGATCAATGTGAGCTAGGAGTTTCTGCTGGAGCTTCGGGTTAGCCATGAGGAACTTGTCTGTCTGTAGCTGCTTATTGTGGGCTAGGATATGCTCTGGCGTCACATCATCACGTGGCTTAGCGTCAAAGCCGTTCATGATGACTGCAAAATCAATGTAAGCTTCCTCATCTTGTACATCGCTGCGCACCTCATCCACGAGCATGTTCGGATCAGTCTTAAACTTGACCAGGCTCTCGTAACGCTCGCTAGAGTCCTTAAGACCAAGATCCTTGAACAGGTTGTATGGATCAATAACACCAAGCTCTGCCAGCTTGACTGCGATGTTCTCACGGCGGCTTTTGTCCATGTTGACAGTGCTACCTGGTGACACAGCAATTACAGCGTTGTCTGGGATAGTCTCACGGGACAACTCGACATGGATAAAGTTACCATCAGTGTCACGGCCAGAGATTTTGTGGTTCTTGGCGTAATACACCTTCATCATCTGGACGAGGAGCTTAAAGTAGCGATCAAGCATATTGTCAATCTCACGCACAATCTCATCCTGTCGGCCTGAGGCCTGGCTCTGCATCATCTGTGCTTCACCGAGTGTACCAACGTCACGCTTCGAGTCATCACCACGGAACTGAGACGGAGTACCAAGGATATTGTGGATACTGTTTTTAATGTCCTCTTTGTCTTGCAGGACGTAGTTAGGCAATAGGTGGGCTGGAATTTCACCGTAAGCGTTACTGAGAGGCTCATCCTCACGAATATCGAGCACAACAGACTGATTAGGCTTGCCTGTGAGCTTCTTAGCGTCATCCTCTGATATAGCGCCGGCACGAAATACCTTAATGCTGTTAGCTGTATCTGCGTTGTCGATAATCTGCCGGCCACGGCGGTTGAGGATATTTTGGAGAGGGATTGCCTGCTCGATAGGCGATGTTTGGTCAATCATGTGGCTACCGTCGTTCAGGTAGTTGCAGAAGGTGTACGGCTTTGTAGGCTTGTCTGTGTAGTTACAGATAGCAACACCCTTGTTGTCGTACTCGTACATAGGGCTGAGTTTCTTATCCAAGATGAGGTTGTTGAAATACCAAGCAACGCACTCACGTGGCTCGCCAGTGGTGGTATCAGTGAACCAAATCTCATTGTAGGCTACGACAGTGCTGAGGAGTTTCTGGGTCTTACGCACAAAGCCAAGCTCTGCCATAATCTCCTTCTCTTTCTCTGGGAATTTAGACATGAGAATATCCACAGTGTCCTCGCATACCTCACAGATAAAGCGTGGCTCCTCGTCTAGCTCTGCATTACGGTCTAGAATAACCTTCTCTGGGTTGAGCGCCTTAGCTTCAATCTCTTTGCTGAATGGGTTGTACATGAGCTTGATCACACCAACACGCTTCAAGGCGAGGTTCTTGGCTGCTACCTTGATCTTGCGTGAGAGACGCACCTTTTGGCTGTGCAGGTCTACAGCGCTTTCTAGGCGTGTAGCGAGCGTCTTGCTGGCTGGAGAGTCATCCCCTGGAGTAATCTCACACCCTGGGTCACGAGCCGAGACATAGGCGATAACAGCTTGAATACCAACGAACAGTTGGTTGTCACGGTAATCTGCTTGGTGGTAGTAAAGCCTGTCGCTGTCCTGCTTACCTAGGTAATAGCGTTCGTTTTGTGCTCGTACGTTGCGTAGATTGAAACCACTCCTGCTGTTCCAGTAGGCTTCTGAGTCATTCACCCAGTACTTGAAACGCCGTACAAGGGTAGCATCATCTACTTCATCAATAGATAGGGCATCACGCTCATCAATCACACCGGTGCTGGTTGTAATGTCGTCTACCCTGGGGTCTTTAAATACTTTTTCTTGGTCGTTCATGCTATGTCTCCTGTTTGTCTCTATCATACAGCAAATAGAGCGCCAGAGACTAGCCTTTATCCAAGCTTATCTGTCTCTACCGCTGTTGCAATATCAATTCCAATGTCTTTAGCCTCTACTCTACCACCTGGCTGCATAGTAAATGATCGCTTGGTGAGCTTCTCAATACGCTTAGCTGCATTGATCAATACCCCATACTCACGGTTCGCCGTCATGAGTGTGTACATGAGAGAGTCCAGTGCGTGGTCTACGTTGTTGGGGTCAAGCTCCTCACCGCCAGACTCCTTGGCGTAGATGATGGTAGGTAGTGTGTCTATGAGGTATGAGCAATATTTGCTAAAGATGAGGCCAGGCTTACCGTCTGATTTATTAGCAAAAGCGCTGTGGATCATCTGCACTGCTGCTTGCTTCCTGTCTTTCATGAGCTTATCAGCCCGTACGATGCGTGGACGCTTCTCGTCTGGAGCAAGACGGGCAAATGTATCATTGAGCACCTTAGCGATCGTCTCAGAGCCTCCTAGGTGGCTGTAAGCATCATGTGGCAGAGCTATCAGGTCTACAGGATCCTTGAGGTACATCTCTATAATCCTCTCACACCACCATTCTTTAGGCTTATGGTTGCCATGTAGCTCACGGTAAATAAACGCCCTGTTCTCTTTCTCTGTGATATTGTCAAACATAGCCCACAGTAGTACACACTCGTCGTTATAACCCCAGTCCATGCCCATGACGCGGTAGTTGCCATCAAAGGCTTCTTTGGTAACACCCCACTCACTGAACTTAGTGTATGTGTGCTTACTCTGCCGAAACTCCTCAAACACAGCGCCGAACTGAATATCCCAATCGCCAAAGCGCCAGGCGCGATATAATTCTGGGTCTGAATCCTGGAGGGAATCGAGGTATTTCACGTAGTCTGGGTCATTCTCAAGCAGGAACGGGTTAGAGTCAATGGTGGCTGGTATGTAAGCACGCCAGATACCTGTACGCTTGTCTATGACGATCTGCCAGTGTGTTGTTTGCTTCTTACCGTATATATCTACCCAAGGGTATTCCATCTTAAGCACTTCCGCTCTATCTGGGTCTGGCGCTACAAAACGTTTTTTCACCCATCCCATACCTGCGCCACCTGGGTTGGTAGTAGCGAATACTTGAGGGTATAGGTCTTTGTACTTGCTACGAGCTGAACTAATGAGCTTCTCATAGCGCCCCTCGTCTGGTATCTGAGTAAGCTCCTCGATATTGATACGGCAATACTCATGCCCCTGATACTTTGTGTAAGCTTCAGCGTCGTGGAGGTGGCCACCAATGACACGACCACAGCCTTTAGCTGAGAGTACCATAGGGTTACGGCGTAGTTTAGCACCAAATGGCTGGAGAGCTGCTACAGCACGCTCCTCAAAGTCTGCTAGGTCTCCTGCGTCTTTACGAATGACAAGCTGGCGTGCCCTTGTATCGCCAAAGCGGTCACCTATGGTAGCGATAGATACATCTGTCTTGCCCCCACCACGAGAGCCACCGAAGAGTATCTCACGGAATCTCTTGTCTCGTGAGAGTGCTATTGCGAGCT